AAAGATAGACAATATAGAGATGAATTTATCACAACTCAACAAAATGATGCATATGAAGTTCAATCAACTGGAAGAATAGGAATTGATTCTGACGCTGAATTAATATTATCATTAACTGATGATGTTCCTGATATTTTATACTATAAATTTAACATTGATAATAGGGATAGAATAAGCAGTATAAAGAATGAAATTATAATTGATACAACTATACCTCAGTTTAATCAAATTAATGTCAAACCAACTTTATATGATGGTAAATATGCAGTTAGTGGAATAGGAACCACCACTTTTCAATATAATATTCCATCAACACCAGATATTACACAATATGATCCCACTGTTGCTAAATTAAAATATGAAACTGTATCTAAAACTGCTAGAGGTTCTATAGTTGATTTTAGATTAAAAAGTGGTGGTAGAAATTATAAGATACCTCCTACCATATCTAATGTTACATCAGGGATAGGTAGTGGTGCTATATTGATAGCTCAAACAAGTTCTATAGGTCAAATTACTGAAACCAAACTTAATAATATAGGATTTGATTATCCATCTGATAGAACTTTAAAAGTTATTCCTAATCTTCCTGATATAGTAGAAGTTGATAGATTAAGTTCTCTTGATTATGTTGAAGTTACTTTCCAAGGTAGAAATTATCCAGCACCTCCAGATTTAGTTGCTATAGATGGATTCACTCAAGAAGTCTTAGGTGATGTTGATTTAGAAATGACATTAGGTGAAGATAGACTCAGAATAGTTAAAAATACAGAAGGAATTTATAATGTTGAACCAAGAATAGTTCCTGTGGGAAATCCAAATGGTATCGCTATTAGAGATTTAACTTACAGTCGTGATGGATCAGGTACAACAACTAATTTACCTAATACAGTCAGATTATTTTTTGATAGAACATTTAGTAACGCATCAGATTTTGAGGCAGGTGGATTTGCTGTTGGAGAGAAGTTCTTACTTGAAAATGTGAGTGTTGGTTTAGGTAGTACAGGTAGAGGATACAACTCAAAAGAATATGGATATAAATTATGGACTATTACTGCATCTAGTGGTCAAATTGGTGGTGCAAATGCATTTATGGAGTTTGTTCTTCCTGAGGAGGAAATTGGTTTAGGTAAAACACCAGGTAGAATGGTGCCTGCAGAGTCTGCTGCTAGAGTTGTTCTAGAGAGTCATTTTCCTAGATTTAAAACATTCTTAAAACAAAATC